TGACAGTGTTTCTCAGACAGTGGGCAAGTTCGCCACCGTCATGGCATGCACAGAGGTCATCGGTGCCGTCTTGTTGTTGGGCAAATATTACCACGCGCGCCGAGTCGAGAAGAAGGAAGGAAAGATTTCTGAGAAGGAGGTTTTCCACCTGTTCGACCTGTGTATCATTGCCATGGCTGTGCCCACCCTGTATTATAAGGGGATGGGTGGTGCTGTGGCTATGTGGAGGAGTCTCAAGACCGTTTGCACACTGGTGCGTGATTTTTGTGGCGGCATCCGTGTGCTCACTCGTTTCCTGTCTGTGCCGGCCAAGGACGCGCGCCCTTCTTTGGGTGCGTCCTTTGTGGCTGGTGCTGGCCCTGCCCTCGTGCCCTTTGGCGATGAGCAGGTGGCTAGCATCCTGGACGTCACCGAGGAGCTTGTGCAGCGTGTGGAGGAGAAGAGTCAGGGCAAGAGTGATGATGAGCTAGATGCCACGCTTCTTTCCATGCGCGGTGGCCTGTCAGATTCGGCGCTGGAGAAGGCGGGCTTTTCCGAGCGCTTGGATACCCCGACCCATGATGGCTTGAGAACTCTGTGGGGAGAGCAGGAGGCCAAGATGAAGAAGATGTGCGAAGGTCGCCCCTGGTTGGGACCTGTGCTTGTCATTTTCTCTGTGGCTGCTCTTCTCGTGGTCATTCGCCACTTCTCTGTGACGGCATCGCCCAATGTTCCCACTGGGTGCTTCCATGCTGACAATTGTCCCAGCTTGAAGGCCGGGAAGGTGGCTTCGCAGTCTCTTACCAGCGCGTTGCTGGGCAAGGAGGCCATTTGCAATTTGGCTTGCGGAGGACACCATTGCACCCACTTCATGGGATGCAAGCCCATCACCGAGGAGTCTCGTGTGCGCGGATGCATGCATGCTGCCGATTGCCCTGGGGTGATCGCTGGCACTGTGTGCACGGACTACGCCAGGGAGTGTGATCTTGTGTGTGGTGGGCACCATTGCACCCATTGGCGCTCGTGTGCGCCTGAGACCTTGGAGCGCAAGACTGCCAACAAGAAGAAGCCCAATCCCGGGTGGAAGAGAAAGCCGTGGGTTGACTACTCGGGTCCCAGCGGCGATGCGACAGAGCCTCTCTTCTACACAGGAGAGGATGGCAATTTGTACCGCCGATTGGGGAGAAGAGCAGCTCGCCACGGAACCGAATTCGTGATCAACCAGCAGCGTGGTGATTACGGAACCATCAGGGAGGGTCTGGCGAAGGCTGGATCCATGAAGGGCGTCACTTTCGAGCGCGTGAGTGAGATTCCTGAGGGAGTCTCCACTGTGTGGGAAGTGAAGGGGGAGGGTCAGATTTTCATTGAGAAGTGCAAGAACGGCAACTGTGCTGGCACTTGTGGAAAGTGGCACCCCCATCAGCGAAAGGCGGACAAGATCAAGAAGCAGGTAGAGGCGGACGCTCTGAAGAAGGAGCGGTTCGCCAACCGTCAGTGCTTCAAGTGTGGCTCCCTGGATCACATTGCCAAGGCGTGTGTGAAGAAGGAGGGCTTGGTCAACGGTCCGCGTTTCGAGTCCGCCACTATCGCAAAGGCTGTGGGCCGTGCGGTTGCTGGTAAGCAGGAGATGTGTGCGACAATGATCTGGAACGGTGTGCTTACCTGCAAACATTTGTTTGATGGGTGCATGTCCGCCATGGTCACTTTTGGCGACAAGTGTGCTGAG